CACTGGTGGAGATGCTCGTCCTACTCAATTTACTTTAATTAATGGACAAGTTACAACCGCTGATGGAAGTGATTATGGACGTCCTGAAAATGACATGACTTTATTTTTATATCCTAGTCCGGATAAAGCTTATATTCTTAAATATTTTTATATAAATAGAATTCAAGACGCGGGAGCTTATAGTAATTATGCGGATGTTCCGTATTATTTTCTTCCTTGTTTAATAGCAGGATTAGCTTATTATATAAGCTTAAAAAGAGCTCCTCGTATGACATCCGGATTAAAGATGATCTATGAAGAAGAGTTTAAACGAACGGCTGACGCGAATAGGGAAAGGGTTTCCTATCGTGTTAAACCGGCACAGGCATATATACCATAGGAGGATATATGGCAATTTGCAAAAAATGCGGTCGTGAATGTGATTGTGGAGACAATTGTCAATGCACAGACTGTGAATGTAAAAAGGAGGAATAATGAGTAATCCACATTGGAATAAACAAACAGCCCCTACGCGTGATGCATCTACTAAAAAAATAGGACATTATGGTAGAGGGCAACATGATGCCCCTAAACCTGTACATGCAGGTGCAGCAACTGATAAAGGAAATGCACCTACAAGTGAAGGAAAGGAATCAGGAGGAATGTCATTTAAAATTTCAAAAGGTAAAGTCACTGGATCTACACAAGGTGTAGGAGCAGCCAAGAAACAAAAATACACTTGGATATAAATGGTATACGCTAAAGGAAAATATGCAATAGCGATTTCTGATCGAAGTGGACTACGATTTCCTTACAATGAAATGGTAAAGGAATGGACTGGTGCGTGGGTGCATACAAGTGAATATGAGGCAAAGGCACCACAGCTAATGCCGCATGAACATTCACCTGATCCTCAAGCATTGGAACGCCCTAGACCAGCACGAATTGCACCGGCATCATTAATTTCACTTCCGGTTGATCCTTTTGAAACATATGCTGCTGCATCACAAATAGTAAATGTTCATTCACCAAGTCACGGAAGATCTACAGGTGATACTGTAAGATTTAGAGGATCACCTACAGTTTCTCCTGGAACGGGAACTGTAACAAATCCAGTTGCAGGTTTTTCTGATTGTCCCGCAGTGGATGGAATTACAGGAGCAATCCTTTGTGCCGCGGCTGGCTATACAATTACAACTGGAAAATACGTATCGGGATCTAGTGATGATTCTGAAGATTGGTATTATTTTTCAACTGGCTCTTCCACAGCCACAACGGGTGGAATTAGTGGAGGAAGTTATCCTGTTTCAGCAGGACCTGTAACTATAAGCGCATGACAACATATACTGAATTAGTAACACAAATAAGAGATTATACAGAAACAAGCAGTGACGTTTTATCCGACACTATTGTTAATGATTTTATAGAACACACGGAAAATAAAATTTTACGGGATTTGGATCTCCCCGTTTTTCGTTCCTATCAATATGCCAATTTTACAACAAGCAATGGATTTTTAACATTGCCTGGTGGCACAAGCATTACACCTACGGAGTTTTCAATTATAAGAAGTGTTATGATTTATCCCGCAGCCGGAACAGGGGATAGAACATATCTAGAACAGAGAGATGTGACCTTTATGAATGAATACTGGCCTGATAGGGCAACAGAAGGAACACCAAAATATTATTCACAATGGGATGATAATACTATATACGTAGTCCCAACGCCAAGTGCAGCTTTTTATTGTGAGGTAGGATTGACGAAATTACCAACTCGTCTTTCTTCTTCCAATGCTACCACTTGGATAAGCAACAACGCACCCGCATTATTATTGTATGGATGCCTTGTTGACGCTTTCAAATTCTTGAAAGGATCAGCAGAAATGCTGCAAATTTATACTCAATCGTATGAAACCGCCTTACAGGAGGTTGCTGCGCAACAACAAGGTCGAGGAAGACGTGATGAACATCAAAGTGGCGTTATTAGGGTGCCACGACCATCATTCTTACCTGGACATCCAGAACCAGGCCCATCAGGGCCAATAGAAGGAGGACAATAAAATGGCAATAGGATCATCTTCAGTTTGCTATAGTTTTATGCAGGAACTTCTCGTCGCCACACATAATTTTAGTGCGTCGGGTGGAGACCAATTTAAACTTGCTTTATACACCAATTCTGCCACTATTAGTAACGCTAGCACTGCTTATACAACATCTGGTGAAACAACTAATACAACAGGATCAGCTTATACAGCTGGTGGAGAAAACTTAACAAACGTAGAACCGGCTCTTAAATCAACAGCAACAGCATGTTGTGATTTTTCTGATCTCACATGGACTACAGCTTCGTTTACAGCATATGGCGCTCTTATTTATAATAGCACTGATTCAAACAAAGCAGTTTGTGTGTTGAACTTTGGTGGTGATAAAACTGCAAGTGCAGGAACATTCACTATTCAGTTCCCAGACTTTACAGCTGCAGCCGCTATTTTAAGATTAGCTAACGCGTAGGAGCATTAATGGCTTTAGTCTTAAATGACCGCGTCAAGGAGACGACTACTACAACTGGTACGGGAGCATTAACTTTCGCCGGAGCAGTTTCAGGTTTTGAAACTTTTGCAGCTGGCATTGGAAATTCCAATACTACTTACTATGCAATTGCGCATACTAGCGCAAACGAATGGGAAGTGGGGCTAGGAACTCTAGCAGGTGATAGTTCAACTATCACGCGTACGAGCGTTATTTCAAGTTCCAACAGTGATTCCGCCGTTGATTTTGCCGCAGGGACGAAGGATGTATTCTGTACGTTCCCAGCAAGCAAGACGATGGACATGACTTTGACAACCGCAGGGGATACTTTGTATGCGTCCTCCGCTAACACACCTGCACGGTTGGCAGTCGGAACGGCACGTTATACTTTACAAACTAATTCAGGAGGAACCGCACCCGAATGGGCTGCGTCCCCTCAATCAGTCATGACGGCAACAGGAGACATTTTATATGCTTCTGGCGCTAACACGCTGGCGAAACTGGCGAAAGGAAGTGATGATGAAGTATTAACACTGGCTTCAGGAATTCCTTCGTGGGCCGCAGGAGGCGTTACAGCAGGCTTTTGCATTGCCATGTCGATTGCGCTCTGATATAAGGAAACAAGGAAAAAATGGCACAAAATTTTAGAAGATATACGGAAAATGCAGTAGGTGCTACACCAGTTGACATACCCAATGGGTCCGATTTTGACACCTATGATACAATCATAGGGATTTCAGTCGCTAATATCGTTGGGTCAACAATCAACGTGGATGTCTACATTAATGACGGAAGCAATAATATCTATCTCGTGAAAACAGCTCCCATCCCTAGCGGGGGCGCACTCCAGTTATTGGACGGAGGCGCCAAGGTAGTGGTTCAATCCGGTGATCGGATGTATGTCGTATCAGACACGGCTTCTTCAGCAGATGTCTGGGTTTCAGCCGTTGATGCGATAAGTACATAAGGAGGGTGAGATGTCTTATATTGGCAATTCCCCAGCTTTAAAATACACAACCTTCGCGGTTCAGCATTTCACGACAAGTGCGACTACAGGCTATACGCTTGACACCGCGGTCACGAATGAGAATGATATACGTCTAGTAATCAATAATGTGGTCCAGCAACCTGGATCATCCTACGCCTACACGGCGTCAGGGACAACACTTACACTTTCAGCGGCAACAACAAGTTCTGACACGATGTATTGTGTTTTCTTGGGCAAGGCGGTTCAAACCGTTAACCCAGGTGCAGGATCAGTAGGACTTTCACAACTTTCAGCAACAGGCACAGCTAGTTCAAGTACGTTTCTTCGAGGGGACAATTCATGGACAGACCCAGGAGGAGTTTCTTTAGCAACTTCTACAAACAATCAAATAGTAACAGTTACAGGTGCAGACGCAATTACAGGAGAGACAAATTTAAGCTATGATGGAACTGGTGTATGTCTTGGCTCAACAACATTTTCTGGAGCGAAAATAAATCTTTATACAGGAGCCAGTGCTCCTGCTAATGGCGCAAAAGATGGTTCTTCTATATGGTTTCAAAATAACACTTCCTCTAGTGCTAAAATGCAAATGACTTTTAGTGGAACTTCAGGAAGTACTTACGGACCAGGATTTATTGGATTCAATAATGAATCATTTACAGGAAGTGGAAAAGGATATCTTACCTTTGGAACAAGAGTAGATGAAACTGATGCTGCTCCAACAGAAAGACTTCGTATTCATTCAAATGGAGTAGCTTCTTTTAATGATGGTGTTGCTCTTGGAGTAGGCACAGCAAATACAGCTTCTAATGTTTTAGACGATTATGAAGAAGGAACTTGGACACCAACTGATGGTACTGGATCAATTTCATTTTCAACAAATGTTGCTCGTTACACTAAAATAGGAAACATAGTAATGTGTACTGCTTACATGGTTTTATCTAGTGCAGGATCGGGAGGTTCAAACCAAATATTTGGAGGACTTCCTTTTACAAGTCAAAATACAACTGGTTTATATACTACATTCCCTCAATTTTGGTATAATAATCCTGCATCAATAGCTTTAAATGGAGTACAAATTAATCCAAATTCAACTACAATTAGATTAATAAAAAAAGCTAGTGATACAACTCAAACTTGGGCTGATGTAGTTCAAAGTGATATGGTAAATGGTGGAGAAGTAAACATGACTTTTTGGTATATAACATAATAAAAGGAGATAAAAAATGGCAATAACGAAAGAAACTGAAATTGGAAAAATAGAAATTGTAACTGAATATAAACATATTCAAGTTAGAACGGATACAGTTATCAAAGAAGATAATACTGAATTAAGCCGTTCTTATCATAGACATACAATTCATTCTAACATTTCTGCTGAAAATTTAGCGAAAGAACATGCTGAAGTTCAGACGATAGCTAATAGTGGAATTTGGTCACAAGCAGTTAAAGACGCTTGGATCGCTCAGGAAGCAAAA